CTGCTCCTAGTAAAATGTCTGTTATCACTTTTAAATAGCTTGATTTTTCTTGTATCGTATACCTTTTATCAAATTTGTCATCTAGCAATATTTTTAAGCCATCGTAGGCCTCTATGTCCCTGTATACAACACTATTCTTTTCTTTTTTTGTAGGGGAAGAAAGAAGGAATATACCCATTGGATACTCTATCCATCCGCCATCTGGCATTTTAAACATACAAAAAGGCTGAACCTTATCGTTCAACCAATCAATATCCTTAAATTCACTTTCTTTTATTTTAAACTTTCCTGTTCTTTTGATATTTATGGCAAGAGAATTCATTGTAATTTCTCCATTTAATACACTATCCAATTTTCCTATTTTCTTATCGTTTCTATCTAACAAGTCGTATCTAAATTTTATTACCCTCGAAGGACTATGCAGCATTTTTATTATTTCGTCTTTAGAGTACTGCCCTTGTGCTATTTCTTGCATTAGATCACCTCGCTATAATCTGTCTCCACGAAAGTAAAACTTACTCTATAGTGATTGAGTTTTAAGTCCTCCACGTCTAATCTACTTACTACATTCCCATACAATTTTCTACCTCTACTATCCCTATACAGAAGTGTTCTTCTACTGTCTATTATCTCTTGCAATTTGCCCAATTCTTCCTTGCTGGTTATTTCAAAGCTCAATGCTATGCCACTATCGTAAGTATCTTCAAACTCCACTACAGGCTTGGCTCTACCTGCAAACTTTAATATTTCTCCACTATACCCTGTATTTTGCCTTTTGGTATCGTTATATTTTAATCTTATATATCTATCCCATTCACCGACGATTGCTATATCGCTGTATCTCACTTTCACATCTGCAATTTTTACATTTGAGTCATTGTATCCATTTTGACCTATAGCCCTTACTTTATACTGATACTCTGCTTCGGATTTTGCGGTATAGTCTACATGCCTCTTGTTTACGTTACTTGCTATTCTAATCCATTCGCCATCCTCTTCTTTTCTAAATACTTCATTATAGACTGTAGTTTCTTCTCCTGTGCCCGGCTTAGGGTTTTCTATGTCTATCAATATGCTTCCTCTGTTTGGTTGAGGATACAATGTTATCACAGGTTTAGGGGGTTTAACAAAAGATATTGTAGTTGTATTTGTCGCCCAATCTGACCATATCTCATATTTATCCGCTATTCTCACCTTAAATGTATAGGTTTTACCATTTTCCAATCTTGTCTTTAAATTATAATTTATCGCACCACCTTTTAATTCTCCACTATCTTCTATTAAAGAGGTGCCATGCAGCACTTGAACTTGATACATATATTGTAACGGATTTGCATTCCAATTTATTTTAGGTGTGGATGTAGTAGCCCCTGTTAGACTTATAATAGGTGTATTTGGTTTCTCACCAATTTGCAAGAACCACGTCTGAGAATAATCGCTCCATATATTATCTGCTTTTATTTTTACTCTTACATATAAATTACCATCCCCTAACTCGTTTGTTGATAAGTTATAATATTTTGCAGTTGCCCCAGTTTTAGAAGTCCAATTTTGACCATCTTGACTATATTCAAATATATAATTAGTTTGCCCTCTCGATTCCCAATCAAACCGAATTACTGGAGTAGTTTTTTTGTTTATTATTGCACCCCATATCGGAGATGTGATTTTAGGTTGTGGTGGTTTAATTCCGTAATCATATATTAGTATTGGAGGATTCTGGCTTTCGCTAGAGTGAAAATTAACATATTGATAGTCCTCACCTGTTCTAGCGGTATACTCTGGGTACTTGTTTTCGGCATCGGAGAGGAAAAAGTCATTTAACTTTAACATTATCCCATTTTCTATGAAATCGATATACGGCAATAAGTTCAATGTTGCTACACCAGATCCTTGATTAGAAAATACCGACACAAAGTCTTTTTTTAACAATTCTGTTTTCGGGGCACTATTCCACGTAACCACATGTTCGTCAAATGTCTTATTTAGAGAGTATAAATCAAATTTCATGTTGATGTTGGTGGGCTTTATTTCAACTCCGGACTTGGATAGGATTAATTTAGTTTTACTTATGCTTAACAACAGTTTGAATTCCCTTAAGGAGTCAAGACCGACATCCCACCTTAAAAGGATGTGAGAAGTTGGGTTCGCCAACATACCCGCCAATTCCACCGTCTTGCCATAGTTATTATCTGCTCTATTGCCATTGCTGTACGCTTGTATGTGAGCGTCATATATTATTGTAGTCTCCATTCTCACACCCCCTGCCTACTAACTTGCCTTACATCTTCAAACAACCTCACTACGTCAACTACTTGCTGAAGATCATCAGCTTGTACGTATACATTTACAATTTGTCCATTACCTTCTGAATATTTTTGGTTTTCTTCTTTCGTTAATACCCGCTCTCCTTTGTGTAGTTCAGCTATATACCCATCGTGAGGTACGTAATCCAATCCTGTCCTGTGAGATCCACTTACATACCTCCGTCCTATATTAGTCCCTCTTGTACTTGCTCCTGCTAAACTTCCGGTCATATTACTGATATCACTAAAAGCTTGATTAGCTTGTTTGCCCTTGCCTAATAATATGTTTAACTGATTTATTAATAAAGCTATAGCTGCAGCTACACCAGCAATAATTAACGCCCATTTTGCAAAACCAAAGAATTGGGTAGAGTCCAAAGCTCCTTTAAATAATTTCCCTGCTTTACTAACTCCATCAATTGCGCCTTTAGCAACCTTTACACCTTCATTGATATTTGATATTGCCTTGAATGTATTGCCTAGAAAAATCAAAATTGGGCCAACCATTGCTATGATACCACCGACTATTACTATGAACTTTTTAGTTCCATCACTTAGATTAGATATTTTTTCAATCATATTATTTAATCCATCAATTATAGGTATAACGAGCGGAAGTATATGCTCTGAAAATCTTTCGCCTAATTCTTTCACGCTTTCTTTAAATCTATTTAATTGTCCTGTGGCAGTGTCGGCTTCCCTAGCGGTTGTCCCGACTGCTATATTCGTTCTTTCAATTACAAAATTGTATCTTAATTGGACTTTTTCAGCCTCTGTCATATCTTGCACTTTTTTCCTTATTCCTTTAGCAAATGCATATTCTTGAAGTGTTGCTTGTGTCATGTTAATACCAAAACGTCTTAATGGTTCCGTCTGCCCTGTAACGATAGCATTTAAGGCTCTAGTTGTTTCCTCTACGGTAGTATCGTAAAAGTTTGCTAAGTCCATAGTTCTTTCAGTTAGCGTCTTTGACCATTCTTCTGTATCTTTTAACGAAATTCCCATCCCTTTAAATAACGCCCCAAAATCTGATGCCATTTCAATTGCTGTGCTTCTAGCGAGTCCAAAATCTCTAAGTGAATTTTGGGCCCATTTTTCTATACTTTTGGCATTATGCTCGAATACTACTTCCGTTTTACCTAAAGCTTGTTCAAAATCTGCCCCTAATTTAAAACTTGCGGCACCAAGTGCTAGTATTGGAGTAGTCAACTTTAATGTCATATCTTTACCTAGTTGGCTTGTTTTTTCCCCTAATTCTTTCCACTCTTCCGATGTTTTGCCTAAAGTTGTTTTTTGTTTCTCTAACTCTTGAGTAACTTTATCTAATTGTGCTTGGGTTTGTCCTAGTTTGGCTTGCGCTATTTCAAGGCTTGCAGTAGCATTTTCTACCGCTTTTGTATTGTTCCCTTGTGCATTTTTAGCTTTTTCAAGCTTATCTCTGTAGGCTTCAACCTCTTGTTGTTGTATCTTTAGTTTGTTACTAAGATAATCATACCTAACGCCTAAATTATCAATTTCTTTTCCGCTTGCCCTAGCTTCATCTTTTGACTTTCTGAACTCTGCATTAAGGACTGCCATTTGCTTTTTAACATTAGGTATTCCGTCTTTGACTTCATCCCAGTTGAATTCCAATTTTATAGAACGCTTGTATCCTTTAAAACTAGCTATAATGATCACCTCCAATAAAAAAAGACCACTTATTTGGTCTTTTAATCATATTTGAAAACATAGCCTTTATGGTGGTTTCTTTCCCCCCTACACACTCTACATATTGATTGGTGGTGGAACTTTTCTTTAAAAATTTTTGAAGATACTCTAGATAATTCAAGGGCACTTTCAAAGGTGCCAATATATTCTCCATCCTTGAAGACCGATACCTCTTTTGATTGCCTTTCCTTTGTCTTGATTGCATTTTCTTCTATTACCTTCCTTGCTTCTATTTGTCCATCATAATTGCACCATCCTAATTCAGTACCTTTCCTAAGATAATTAATTGCATTAGCACTAACCCCTAAATAATCACATAATTCTGTCGTGGTATTAAATTTGCCACTATTCCATAACTCACATACATATTTAGCATAATTCCCTAATGCAAATTCATCACATTTGTACCAATCAATATCATCTTCATTAAATTCCAGTAATTTAGGTAAACCAGAACTTAAAATACTATTTTTTATATATTCCCTATCTGATAAACTGCAATTTAAAACTATATAATTAGAAATTCCATTTTCTAATGCAGTTTTCTTTTTGAGTTTATCATTTATAATTTCTTCTTCTAAAGTTCTTGCGCTTCTTCTGGTTTGTTGGATATAGTGTTGTTCTCCATGGGCTTCTATAATACAATTATACTCTTTTATAAAAAAGTCATAATATCTATTCTTTAGCCATTTAAACCTCTTTTCAGTTTCAAACTTAACTCCTAATTGTTCAAGGAATGACATTATGAATTTATTGGGATAGCTTATACCATCACTACATTTACAAGGTAATTTCTCTTTATAACATAAATTATTAATCGAATACATTTTCTTTGTTCCACAGTCTGGGCATACCATTAATACTTTTTTATTACTAGACTTGCCATACTTATATCCATCCTCTTTATTTACAAGGTATTTTAGCATTTCAGGCTTAGTGGTGGCTAAATCATTTATACCTTTTACTATTGCCCTACCACTACATAAAGGACAACCACTGCCTTTGAGTAAATTGGATTCTATGACATCTTTTTTAATATATCCATCTTTTAAGCATTTACAAGTGTAACTTCTAACTCCATATTTATTATTCTTATAATATGTCCTAGTTTGTTCAATGATTTCATAGCCATTAACTATGTCCCCTATATTGTAAATATGTTCTTTGTTAACACTAGTTTTCTCCATACTCTCACCCCTCATATACATTATACCATTAACTACTTGTAGTTGCAAGTATTAACAATATATATTATAATAATGTTGAGGTGGTAAATATGAGTAGAGGATTAAAAACAAGAACTCCTATATCTAATGCTGTAAAAACTGAACTATATGAGCAATTAAAACAATTATCAGAAGAAACTATGATACCCATATCAAAACTATTAGATAGAGGTATAGAATTAGTATTAGAGGAATATAGAAAGCCTACTTCTAAATAGTGGGCATTCACCACCTTACCTTAGAAAGTCCCTTATTGAATTTACATATTTAACTTTTGGCTTTTTCTTAATTCCATTAGCAGCCATTTCCAACACTCTTATTGTTTTAACTGTAGTATTCTTGAAAAATTCTTCCTCACTTCTCCTCAATCTAATACAATAAGCAAAATAAAGAGTTTCCCAAAATTCGTTGTCTATACAAATTGTTTGTTGAATTTCTCCACTTCCTGTAGAAACTTTTTTTTTGAATCTTCATCAGCTGTGGCCATGAAATTATCTATAACTAAATCAATTATCTTTGCTGCTAACCCTTCTCCACCACCAACCGTTATGGTTTCAGCTTCCTCCAAAGTTACACTTTTATCCATAACCTTCATTCCACAATAGAGGACTTTCGACACAAACTCATAAGGCTTATTCTCTATTTCTTTCATGGTCGAATCATCTATCTTCCCAAACTCATCTGCATAAATAATAAAAGCTTCGTTATTAAACAAAGCTTTCTTAATCGTTCCATCTGCAAACTCCATTTCTAAAGGTTCTATAGGTTTAATTGATATCCTAGCCATGTTTCCACCTCCTATAAATAAATATTGTGATAATAGGCATTGTTATAAAGATAGTCCATATGATGCCTGTTTTTATTAATAGATCAGCCATTTAACCACCTCGTTTATAAATAAAAAAGCACTCAATTTAATGAGTGCTTAGAATAAACTTTTAATTATCGAAAACATAAAATATAATAAAATTAATAGTATCGGAACAAGGATAATTAAACAACCTAATCCCTGCAACCCTTTGCCAATGCTTTCTAAGTTGTTTGTTTTTGTTTCCGCCTTAAACTTATTTACTAATTTTTGTTTTTCTTCATTATCCATACCTTCAAATTCTTCATAGCTAATCCCGTATAAAGTTAAAAATTTTCTAAATTCCAAATCATCCATAATACCCCTCCTTTTACCACTATTATATAACAAGATATAAAGAAAGGGTATATAATTTTATCCTTCTGGGGTTGTAGGTGCCGATATTGCATCGGTAGCTTGTACCTGTTTAAAGAAGTTTTCTACCATCTCCTCTGTAATTTCTTCATCCTCTGTATCTATCATAGTGTAGAATCTTCCCAAACTATCATGTTCAAGGGCTGTTATTGTGATACTATCAGTAGAATAATTGATATTATCCTCTGATTGTTGAACTGTTTCTTGAATAGGTTCAGCCTTGCAGTACAGGAACCATATCAATTCTTTTTGACCACCAGTTTTTTCTACCACCCAGCCCATAGCGAAAGGTTTAGGTTCATCTTTCGACGTTCCACTTTCTACTCCATTATTCACTTTTGCACCTTCCATATACCTTCTCCATTTTGTTGGGAGTTTATTTTGATTAACTGTTATCTGGTATGCGTCTTTTCTCGAAGTGGAATGAGTTATCTTTCCATCTCCATATAATTGTCCTGATGAAATTTGCGGGATTCTTCCTATTTCCATTGCGCCTACAATATGTTCAGGAACACCAAACTCTATTACTCCTTCCGAGGATTCTTCTATCTCTGCTAAATGTAGACTTTCTACGTTAATTTTCACTTCCATTATTCATTACCTCTCTTTCCGAATAATTGAAAATCAATATCTTGTGGTAATACTTAACATTACTCAAACTATCATCGCCATCCCAACTGTCAGCAAATCTGAATTTATTAACTTTTAAAAGTTCTTTAACTTGTTTAACTACATTCGAATAATCTACAGTAGAAAACACATCTATTTGTAAACTTCCTCCTAATTCTTTTCCTTCTCCATCTGAGTAGAGATTATAGCTTTCATTAAAAAAGTGGTAGCTTATTCCAATTTTGGAGTTGCCACTTATGTCTGGTCTTAAAATATATTGAATTGGTATATTTAGAGGTTTTAATATATCGTATACTTTCTGTATCACTTCATCACCTCATAATCTTATCCCATAATCTATCTATGCTTCCATCCATTCTGGCTAATGCTCCATCCATAAAATGAGTTCCTCTGGTATGGAGTGTGCCATCATTAACCAAATGCCAAAGCGTACCCGTCATTTTTCCACCTCTTACGCTTACATACTTTTCTCCCCACTTGTTGGTTCGGATAGTTCTTTTTACATCATCAGCCATCGCAGGTCTACCTTTATATCTTACGGCTAATACTCTTCTGTGTTTATTTAAGTTTGCTACAATGTATTCCTTTAGTTGATCTCCCGCTTCCTCTAGCATTTGTCTTTCTGTTTTTTCTGCATCTTTAACGATGTCATTAAGATAAACTTGCAAGCCATCATCACTTTCAAATGTTATATTATAGCTCATATTCTCACCTACATATCATGTTTAATTTCATAAGCTTTTACCGACAAATACAGCCTATCGTTGTCCAAAGGTAATATTCCTTCTATTTCAAAATATCTATCCTTACCAAATTCTTTAAGTTTAATTCTCATTTTTTCGTCTAAATCTTCCCTGCGTCTTATGATGAATTCTACATCTGTTTTAACATTAGCTGCTCTAGCTGCATAAAAGTTTCTACCTCTCAACCATCTACTTTCAGCCCATACTGAAATATAATCTTCATAATCTTCTAAGAGGTTAAAGGGTCCATCAGGTTCTACTTTTTTTTGAAAGGTTATATAGGTATCAAATACTCTTTGAGTGTCTTTTAAGGCTAATCGTTTATCCTTCATCTACTATCACGCCTTTTGTAGCTTCTTTTAATTGCAGTCTTAATAGTTCTTGTTGGAAATTTTCCTCATAGTATTCTATGGCATTATTGTAATAATATCTGCAATAATCAAGAAGGAGGGACTTTGCTTGTCCCTCTATTTCAAATTCTAGTTTTGTGCCTGTTAGGTCCTGGAGATATTCTTTGCCTCTCGATATTGTATTCTGTAAATAAGTGTCTTCAGTCTCCCAAGTAATCTTAAGATAATCTTTTAATTCTTCCAAAAGGGACATACTATCCCTCCTTAATTTTCTCTATCATTTCATTTTTGGTCATTCTCATATTTAAGTCAATCCCTAGAGTTAATCCATATTCTATAAGCTGGGATTTAGTCATTTCCTCTAAATCTATCCCATCATTATCTAAACTAAGAGACCTAGAGGTTTCTATTCCCCCAGGTCCTCTTTTATTACCTCCACTTTCACATTAGCTGGTTTTAATTCAGATATATCGGCATAAACAAAGGCATTGTTATCTAAGGCTTGACCATGGCCATAAAGTTTAGTTAAATATACTCTTTCATCCTCTAAGAATTTATATTCATCAGAGAATTCAATTTTACCACTTTTAGCTGTTCCAATACCCATAAAGTATCTATCAGCTAAACCTATTACAGCTTTCCCTTCTTTTACTTGTACAGATTGTACAATTTTTGTAGGGAATGGTAATACATTATTTCTGTATAGACCATCAGTACCTCTGATAGTTGTCGTTGGCATTATTTTCTTTGAATAATCTGTAGGATTTACTATCATTATTACTTCATTCACTACTCTAGATATAAATTTACCATCACCTTTTGGAACTTTGGTCATGTTGGCCAATATCTCCCCATAGGTTACTGGGTCTAGGGAGGTAATTTTTATAGGAGTTTTTTCTGGATATACTCCATCAGTTACGGATACCCCTTCGCCTACTTGTCTAATCATACCTATAGGTTTGTTTTTTCCATCCCCATTAATTATTCCTTCTTCTAACCCAAATGCTATGGCTTCAGCTAATATTGTTCTAACGTATCTATCTAACCATACAGGTCCCAAGTCTAACATATCTTTACATACTGGAATGAATGCAGATAGTTTGTTTAGGGACATGTCTACCATTTTAAATCCACTGGTTAATTCTGTTACTATTTTAGTACAAAGTTTGTCCCAAGTTGCTAATTGGTTACCATGTGTATTTAGTAGCATTTTAATTATTCCAGATGTATTTTGGAAGTTTATAACACTTAATAGTTCATGCCTTTCTACTAAATCCTCAAATACTGCATCTATTATAGTTTCTGGCATTACTACATCTAGGTTTGTTAACGCTTGTTTTGGGTCAGCAGACTTCATAGCCTCAATAGTTTTTTGATAGAATTCAGTTTCTCTTGAAGTTAATTGTCTTACACCTCTACCTACTAATACATTTGTGTCTACAGATTGAATAACTCCTTTAGCTTCATCAATTATAGATTGTTGTAATTGGTCGGTGAACTCAATAAAAGATTGAGAAAATTTTTCCTCGTCTCCTTCTTTCAATGCATCATTCATTTTTTGTTTGATTTCATCTTGTTTCTTTTTTGCCATATCAGGACTTAACCCCCCGAACAGCTGTAAATTCATGTTAAATTTGTTCTTCATAATTAATCTTCCTCCTTAGTATTAAATAGTGCCTTCATCATATTTAAAGGCTTGTTTTCTGGTTCTTTACCACCTTCATTGGATTGTGATAATTCCTCTTTTAGTTTTTTCTGGACAATTTCATTAATCATATCTTCATCAATTTCTACTTTTGCTGCTAGTGTTTTTTCTGGCTCTTTTTGTGAAATCTCTCTTACTTGAGCAGCTAAAGCTTTGTTGTAATTTAATTGTTGTTCTAGTGTGTTATTAGCTTTTTGCAACATTTGTTTAGCGTCTGTTAAATCTACTTCTCTGCTTAATATTTCATCAGCAAAACCATATTCTAAACACTGTTGAGCAGTTAACCATGTTTCATTTTCTAGTAATTCTTTCAATTTCTCTTCTGAGATTTTTCCATTAGCTTTATCCATGTAAGCTTGCCTGTTCCCTTCCATAATTACATCTAAATCATCAGCAGTCTTTCTTAATTGTCTAGCATTACCAAATACCCCAGCCATAGCATCATGTATCATCATCATAGTATTGGATGGCATTATGACCTTGTCCCCTGCCATGGCAATAACACTGGCTATACTGCAAGCAAAACCATCTATATACACTATTTTTTCAGCTGGATGCCTCCTTAATTGACTATATATGGCTGTTCCTTCAAATACACTTCCTCCATAGGAATTGATATAGACATTTATTTTCTTTACATCTGGATATTTGTTTAATTCTTCTCTAAAATAATTGGCAGAAGTTTCACTTTCTACTACCTCCCATTCCCACCAATCAAAATAATCCCCTTCAACATCACCATAGATATACATATCTAAAGTATCAGCCTCAGCGGATTGTTTTATCTCCCATATTCTTCTTGTCTTATCATTCACTTAATCACCTCCTTTATTTTCTATAAGGGCAGTTTTGAATTCCATTTTTCCTACAGTTGATTTCTTTATTTTTAAATTCTTCCATATAGATACAATCTGTACAAGTTTTTTTCTTATAACAATTATTGCAATCACACCTTCTTGCGCACACTTTTTTTACCCACCTCCTTTAAGCATATCTTCTACAGGTTGATAATTCTTAGTCATGAACCTGGTTTTACTCCATTCTGTGTTAAGAGGTTCCATTCCTAAAGCTTCTAAACTATCATCTATAGAGTAAGCCCCTATTCTAGTCAATACATCTAGAGCATTAGCAATATCTTTTAAATCTACCACTTTTATATTTGTAGTATCGCATTTTACATATGTTCCAGAGTTGTATAATTTCATTCCATACATTTTTCTATTTAGTTCGTCAGTAATAAACTTTACTAATGGATTTAGGCAAAATGTAAGAAAGTCATTCACTGCATAACTTGTGTCTTGGGTATCTCCTTTAAAAAGTTGTGGAGGGATCCTTAATGCTATAGCTACAAAATCAAATATATCATCTATAAAATCCCTTATTTCTCTGCCGCCTTCTGTGTTTTTAGATAATTTTTCATTGCTACCCCTTTCAGTATATTTCAGCCCATTTGTGAGAGGGATTAGGGCATCCCCTTCTGCTTCAAAGTATTTCTTAAACCTATTGTCCATTAAGTCCTGTAAGTCTTTTTGTGCTTCGTCAGTTTGAGGGTAACTTGCCGGGATTTCTAATGTACCTTTTTTCCCTTTGCTCCTTTTATAACTCTTACTACTTACTTCAATTAATTTAGAATACTCTGTATTAAGACCTTCAATTACTGACTTTAATTTTGGGTTATACCACTCAAGGTATAAAACCTCTGACTCTCTAAAAACATCTCTTAATTCATAATTGGAAATCACTATATCTTTATAAATATTCTCAACGAAAGCTAGTTCTATCCTTTCAAAATCATCTGCTACATAAAACATATTATTTTGCATTATCACAAGACATTCTTGGTCGTATATAAGTTTATTGACAACATCTCTCCAGAACCTACTGGCAGGTGTATTTTGATTAGCTTCTACGTTTAAAATATAATGGTCTATCCCCTTAACCTCTTTACCATTTTGATATGTTATAAAATTGCTTTTTGCTATGGAATTTGATATTAGGTTTACGCTAGCTTGTAGGGCCAATTCTTTATAAAAGATACTACCTGTCAACGCCCCAATATGATCATTTAAATCTACTGTTCGTCTCCCCTTAAATAAACCCATAAACCAATCTGTTATCGCCATCTATTCACCTCCCTAGTACGTTCTAACTTCTAATGTTTTAAATGTTCCTGCGTATTCTTGCAACTCTCCATCTTTGGTTAAGGCGTGTATTAATGCAAAAAATCCATCAGTCTTTCTAGTTTTAGGCTCTATCTTTTTATAAGTTGTATTTCCCTTTCCATCTAATTCTTGATAAGTGTTATTTATATACCATCTCATAGTTGGGTTATCGTCAAATGCTATCTTTTCATCTGCAAACATAACTTCTATCATTGGTGCTAATTTAGCATGTGTTATTGGTCCGCTTCTGGTAGTGTGTAATGGCAATCCTCTTTTCTGAAATTCTTCTTCTAGTACACTAACTCTATAATCATCAGCCACTATATCTATAATGTGGTAATCCTTGGCCATTTTTAAAAACCATTGAGACAAATATTCAGGTTTAATAAAATCTTCCTGGACTATAGTTATCAATTCTTTGTCAGCCATTTCTCGAACTGGAAATTTTATTTTTCTACTTTCCATCTCTAAAGCTTTATGACAAACAAAAGTATGTTCAATCCAGTATCTCATACCATTGTATTTAAATAATAACCCAACACTACAAAAGTCGTTTATTTGTGCATAGTCAACTGCCCCTATACAAGATAACCCTTTTAATTTATCGTATGGTATAGGTTTATTTGTTTTTAAAATCTTTTCCCAAGGAACCGCTGGGGTATAATTATCTTCTGTAGGGAAATTCATTCTCTTAGTCATAAAATCGATATAAATATGGGGTTGGTACTTCATTTTTATAAAATCTTTGTTCATTTCTTTCTGCAAATCCGAGAAATATGGTAAAGAAGGGTTGGCTTTAACCCACATATCAGGGTTTTCAGCTTCTTCTTTTTTATCTATTTTATAAATCAAAGGTAATAGACCTAAGTCTTTTATTTCTCCAGTCAGTACTTTTTTGGCTAAATCTAATTCTTCATCCAAGACCCCACCTCTAACATAACCATTAGTAGTTATTTTAAAAGTTCTAGAGTGTTTTCTTTTACCAAACCCTCTTTCAAAAACATTTATGGTATCGTAATTCTCATATTCATGTATTTCATCAAAAATCAAACAAGCTGTTCTCTTACCATCTTTAGTTTTAGAGTTGGAGGTATTAAATTTTATATAAGATTTAGTTATCAAGTTAGTGATCACTTGTTTAGTCTTATAAAAGAATTTCTTAGACTTTTTCCAAGTGTTTTCTAGCATATTGTAGACATCATCAAATGAAGTCTTGGCCTGTTCTTCATTGTTTGCTATTATATCGACGTTATACCCTTTTACTCCATGGTAGTGCGTAGTGAGATACCAAACTAAAGGAGAAATAAAACCATTCTTTCCATTCCCCCTTCCCATTACAATTAAAAAATCATCAAATACTACCATGTCCACAGTTTTATAATAGCAATGAATTAAAGCCAATATAAAAAGCTCCCAATTCAGGAGTTTAAATTCAAAATATCTTTCTATTAGTTCAACTGCTTTTTCTATTTTTTCTACATCAATAAATACATCAGGATTATCTAGTTTAAATTCAATATAATCCATAGCTAATTTTATTTCTTTTGACGAAGGTGTTTTACCACTTCGTATATTATCCATGTATTCATCAATGTAAGGATGGTAATTTCGTTTCCTTCGTATCATTTACACTGTTCACCACCTCCCAAACAAGATTTATATATTACATTTCTAAATCGTCATATTCTTCCTCTGTATCAAGTTTACTGGCTTTCAATCCTAAAGAATCCAACAATCTTAACATTTGATTATTTACTGTTGTTAATTCTCTTACAGAATCGTTTTTCTTATATCCCCATTGATTTTCTCCATTCTGGTATTTTACAGATACACCTTTTTCTCTAATATCCTGTATTAATTTATTTTTCACTTCCCATAGGGCCATATAATCATTCACTAAATCTATATAGTGTTTCCCATATACTCCATTTCTGTCTAGCTGGTCTAGGAGGTCCTTATAAATATTTTCTTTCTCAAATATTTTTAAAATTTCATCCTTAGTCATTTTTTTATCTATTCCAGCTATATCATTTTCAGCTGCATATTTTATTAATTCATTTTTTTTCATTTTTTCTATATCCACACCATCACCTCCCACACCTCATATGAATTTTTTAATAAATCTGTTTTGTCAGG